TCTAAACTTTGGCAATCTATCGCGATATAAAACTAATCCATATTCGCAATTACCAACAATTTTCATATTTGCTTTTAATACCTGAGCGGAAAAGTTTTTGCGAAAAACTAAATTAATGTAATTATTTAACCCGTATCGCTTTGCCAATTCAATCAAATACATTTGCTGGTCAAAAGCGCAAAAGATTATCATACACGGCGCATCGCCTTTTTGCCTCGCTTCGCCTTCAACCTTTACTTTTTTAGTTTCTGATTTCAACATAGTACTGCAAAAGTGCATAAATTCAGCTGGTCTAAAATCTTCATCCGTATCAAAAAAACTTTTACCAGCCAATGCGCTTTCGCCGTTTTCATTATCGCCATCTTTATACCATGCTGGGTTTGAAGCGTAAGCATTATTACCTAAATTGTATGGTATATCGGCAATAATTAATTGCGCTTTTGGTACTAAATATCTTTTGTAGTTTTGGAAATGGTCTCTATAAATCATAAATAAAATTTTAAGCCGTTTACACTATTTAATATCGCCTCGCTTCGTTGCTCCAACGATTCTATTTGTAAAGCAATTTCATTTTTATCGTAGCTTACATAATAACCGTTACTGGTTGCGATAATAGGCAGTAACGATTTTGAGCGAATATAGTTACAATATTTGCGAAGTTTAACGCCTGTAAATTTTTCTTTTTTATATGGTCTTAGGTTTACCATATCAACAAGTTGCTCAGATTTTAAAGGATATTTTTTACTGCAATTTTTTAATAATTCCATTATGTAAATGGTTAGCTGCTTTTCTTCATCTGTTAAATAAGCCGTGATTTCTTCAAAGTTTGTTATCATTTTTTTGTTTTTGAAAGGTTTGAAAATAGAGTGGGGAATCGTACACTCTTTGAGTTTTCAACTATTGCAACGTTTATAAAATCTGCAATAATCTTTACTTTTTCCCCACTCTTTGCGTAAATGGTTTTTTTATTATAGCTAACTACATCGTTTATAATAAACATTATTTACTTATCGTGGTTTTAATGCTTGTTGTTGATGTTTTTGCCGGTGGATATAAAGTAACTAATTCATCGCTAAATAAAACTTCCATAGGGTGTTTTAAAGCCTTAAGGAACGTTTGGCGTTCTTTAATCTTATACTCGATAATCGCTTTTTGTTCTTCGAGTTCTTTTAACTCAATATCGCCTGTTAATGAGTAATCATATTTTGTACCAACTTCGGCAACTTCAAGTTTTGTTCCAGATGCCGTAACGTGCGATTTGCCGTACTTTGAAACCTCGTTCAAAATGTAATCTTTGTAATTGGCGTTGTCTTTAATTTCCTTAATTAATAGATCCATTTTTGCAAGGTTTTCCGCGAGTTGAATAATGTTACCGCTTAGGCATACATTATCAACTACTTTGTTTGCTAAATACTGAATATTTGCTTTGCTGATTTGTTCGTTAATTTCTGGTAACATTTGCTTCTTTATTTATGTTTAAAAATATTGTTTCGGTTTCTTTATTCAATTTGTATTTTTCTTTGATTTTTGCAACCAATCCACCGCCTTGAACGTATGCGATAGCTTTTTCGTATTCCGCAGTTCCTTTGTTTAACCACTTTTTGCCATCGTCTTTAACAGGCGTTTCAACTTTTCCGCTGGCTTTGTTACCGTCATCATCGCTCATTATGTCATCTATTTGCAGATTTAAAATACTGCTTATGCAATAACGTCGAGCATAAGTAATGCAACTTCCCTTATCCTGTGGAGTATCTTTTACAGGTTTCATTGTATAGGTTGCATCAATCCATTGCCCAGATGTATGCATCAATAAACAATAAAGGGAGTTTTCATCTATTGGAAACATTGTGAGCGCCAATCCGCTTTCAGCTAACGGCTCGGTAATGGCTTCAATAATTTTAGGTAACGATGCGTAGGTTGATTTAAAGAAAGGGTTTTTTGCATCTTTTTTAATCCCTTCGCATTTCACGTGGAATAAAATTAAGCCTTTGGCTAATTCGTTGATTTCGTTTGATTTCATTTTGTTTAGTTTTTAGTATCTGATAAATTTAATTGTTGGATTTTCTTTAATAATCTTCGATATGTGTTGTTCTTTTAGCATTAAATCTATTATAAAACTCCATTTTTCTTTTGTTTTCTTTATTCTCTTTTCGCGTTTGTTTGGTAAAAAAGATTTTTCCATAAAATAAAATTATTAAAAGTGGGATTGAAATAAATAAAATTACCATATAAATTGAGTTAAAATTGTTTGTAGATTTGATTCAATTCTATTTAATGATTTTTCAAAGTCAATACAAGTAGTACTGATAAAATCGTATAAATCTTCTTTTTTATATTCGTATTCCATTTCGTCCCAATAATTTTGAAAGGTCAAAATATAAGCGCGTGTTAATAGTTGCCCTGTGCTCATATCGTTTGCTTCAAAATATAACTTTTCGTGGCGATCTAAATACGATTTAAATTTATCAACCGGAACAATAATTGAATTTTCAACAAAGTTGTTTTTTTCGATTTGAACAATAATGTTATCGTCTTTTAATACGAAATCAATTATTTCAAATAGTGGCTTTTTTTTCATTTTGTTTTAATTTAGTTAGTATATAATTTTGTAACATTTTTGAAGCGGTTAATTTTCCACCGAGCAAATTAATTTGATTCTCGGATAAGTAAACAATTAAAGGTTTCTTTTTTTGTTCTTCTGGGATTGGCTTGCGCCCTCTTTTTTGTGTCATAGTTTTATAGTTGGTTAAAAATTGAATCGCCTAATAAAGCGAGAATAATAATGATTGTAACTGTGATTGCGTCTTTTGTAGATTGTTTCATTTGTTTAGTTTTTAGTTTTTAAAATTGTGCGTTGCAGTCGCACCCCTGTATTTTTTATGCAGATTTTTTTAATTTCTCTAATTGTGTAATTGTTATTTGAGTTGCTTTTGAAGTTGAGAAATCTAAAGAAAAACCTAATTTTAAAAATCTTTCTAAATTAATTGCCCAAAGTTGTTTTGCAATAACATTAAATTCTTTTTGAGTTGTAATCGCTTGTACTAAGTTTGTAATTGTTATCATTTTTTTTAGTTTTTGTTTGTTTGATAAATCAAAGATACAACTTTATTTCATTCTACCAAATAAAAATAAAATATTTTTTTATTTTTTTTATGTTGTTTTGATAAAACTCAATGCAGTATTGAATTACAGGCGAAAAATAATTTTTAAAAAAAAGCCCCGATGTAGAAACATCAGGGTTAAAACCTTTAAAAAAGCCATAACGTAGAAACGTTTAGCCGTTATATTCACTAAACAAACAAAACTAAATCTTAAAATATAATTCCGCTTCAGCTATTCGCCTGCGCGTTAATCCTTTTAACTCTATTAATTGCCCACCAACTCGCGCTTTATTCCATTTCATAAACTCAGCTTTAATGCTCGCGTCATTTGGGTTTGCAACTATCTTTTTTTTCAGCGTTGATTTTGCAAAAGCACCGATTCCTAAATTAAACACAAATGATAAACAAGCGTCAAATTGATTCTGGTTTAAATGTAATCCATGCAAAGAAAAAGCCTTATTTCTTAGCTCCCACATTAATAACTCATTCGCTTGTTGTTCGTTGATTGTATCGGATAATTTAACCTTTAATCCTGTTGTATACATTGTTGAGCCGTAGCCGATTGTAGGTACTCCTGCCGGGCATAAATACGCCTTTGGTTTATAACCCTCAAACAATTTAATTAAGTTAATACAATTTTGCGATGCTGTCATTTTGTAAGATTTTTACATTATTTCTTAAGTTGTAATATATTACCAATGATTGCACATAAAAAAGCTATTATAAGCCACGTTATAAACCTATTCTTTGCCGTAACTTTATTTTGCAATTTAGTATTCAATTCCTTTGATCCGATTAGTTTTTTATTAACATCAATTAACTCCAATTCGCACGCTTTTATTTCAGCACTATCTTTAATTGTCTTATTGATCGTGTTTGTTTTATTGACATATTTTAAAACCGCACTACCTTTTATGTATTTTGTAATCAGTATTGTATCTTTTGCCTCATAACCCGGACATTCAATAATTATATAATTAGTATCAAAACTTGTAATTGTATCAACTTTTGATATTACACACGGGAACGTATCGCGACAAAATTTGGCAAGGAGTTCGGGGTGTTTTTCATTTAATTTGTCAAGTTTTTTGCTTGGATTACACGACCAAATCGTTATCGTCGTCAGGGCTAATATCAAATATTTCATTGTATATCGTGTTTATTGATTCGCTTATAATTGCTATCGCTTGAAATTGTATTGTTTTAATCGTTTGTCGTTCTTCTTCATCCATTAAACCCATATCGAGCAAATCAACCGCACCCAGCGCATTAAAAGCCGACGCTATAAATTCGCTGCTTTTATCTTCGTATTCAATTTCAATTTCATTATCTAAAATTTCTTTTAACATAATTTGCCTTTTATTATTGAATAATTTTTAACTGTATAATCTCCGTCGGATGCGATTTGTATGTGAGCAAAGCCGTGCATTGTATTACCAACTAAAGGCGAATAATCAGCCCTTAATTCACAAAGGCAACCAGTACTCCAGCAACTTATTATTTTGCCGTCTAAATCTGTTTCGGGGTGGTGGCTTGGTCTATGTAGGTGTCCAACAATTAAAGATTGCTTTGCCCTTAAGAATGCGCCACGCGAAGGATTTACAGGCGTAAACGCTCCCTTAAAAATATGGTGTCCGTGTGTTATTGATAATTTTCCAGCCTTAACCAAAACTTTGTCGTCTAATATTTTAACGCCTACTGAATTTAATTGTAATCTTTCCTCTAAAAAAAAGTAATCGTCGTTCCATATCTCGCGCACCTTTGAATATAAAAACTTTTCCCACCTGATACAATGGTTACCTTTTAACCAATAAATTAAAGCCTTTGGAAACGCTTTGCGTAATTGAACTAAAAACTCCCGCGTCGCGTCGAATTCCTGTTTTATACTTCGTTTCTTTGGATCGCTTTCAAACTTAGAAACCTGATGCATATCAATTAAATCGCCATTGATAAAAATGGTATTTACTTTTTCTTTTTTGCCGTAATCCAGCGCTAAAGTAATTGCATCAATATTGTGGTAAGGGATATGCAAATCCGATATAAGCAATATGTTGTTACAGCATACAGGCAATATAAATGGATCTCGTTTTTCTTCATAAGATTCTGGTAAATTGTAAGGGTTTAAAGGTCTATTTTCTTTCATAAAAAATTCTTTATTTTTTACCCATTTACGATTTAAATTACCTGATTTACCCTCAATAATTCTTAAAGATGACCTACAATGTTCTATATCTTTAAATGTTAAATTATTTTCGGCATACATTATCCTCGCTAATTTTAACGTTGGATAGTTTGGATATTTTTTTCTATAATCTCGAGCAATATCAATTTTCTTTGCCAAATAATTTACCAGTTGAATTAGTAAATAAGTTTTTCATAATGTACGCAAGCGCTGAAGTAAGCGCCATTGTTCCAATAGCTTTCCAATCAAATACTAAACTTCCAGCCTCAACGGTTTGATAAACAACAGTAATTACTGAAGTTAAAACTGCCATAATTAAACCTTTTAAAAAGTCGTTCGAATTAAGATTAAATAAAGTGCTGTTCATAATTTTTACTTTTTTGATTTTTTATAAATAGAATAAACGCCACTAATAATAGCAATAAGCGATGCAATAAAAGTTAATACAGGTTGAATATCGCTTAATGATATAACTGCGCAAAATCCGCTAATTGCCGTTAATGGTGGGTTATGTTGATTCATTAAATATAGTTTAAATATTGTGCATTGTCTGGGATTACATCTTCGCTTATTTCAAACAATTCAGGGTGTTCAACTATTGAAGGGTGTTGGCTTAATGGCAACATCCAATCACTTGTATTTACAACCGTATAAGCTATTTCAATTCCCTTATTTGCTATGTCTATTTTTTGCCTTATATGTTCCATAATAATTTAATTAGTCCAATATTGACAAGTTATATTTACCTGAGCAACGGTGGCGCTATTTGTATCTATTAAAAATTCAAATCCATTATTAGACGCATTATTTCTTAAAGTAGTTCTATGTATTAAGTTTTGTGTGGCATTTGCAGAAGATATAAGTTGTGCATTTGCAACATATATATTTTGTGATGCACTCGTTAATCCTGTTGGTTGTGCTGGTGTTGGCGCTCCACTTGGCAATGTTGCTACAAGTTTTGTTGTCGCTACGCTATTAGTTGCATAAACTAATGAAATGTTTATTGTAACACATTTTCCAATTTGCGTAATTCTATAAGTATGATTCGTTGCTCCAGAAGGTGCAGTTGTTCCCGTCCAAGTTATTGTTCCATTATAAACTCCCGAAGTATCTCTAAATGCTTGAGCCGTTACATTTGCCGTTGCACTTGTATTATTTGCAAGTATTGTATAAGATGAAATTGATTTAGGTTGTAGTGTTGATGTATCTGCAATGTTTAATTTAAGATTTATTCTATTGCTTAATGTTGCCGTGTCTATTTTACGTAGATATGGATTTAACATTGTTGCCGTATCACTTATGTTTAATTTTAAATTTATCCTATTACTTAAAGTTGCAGTATCTGTTTTCCTTAAATATTTTGAAAGCATTGTAGAAGTATCGCTAATATTTAATTTAAGATTTATTCTATTGCTTAAACTTAAAGTGTCTATTTTACGCAAATAAGGGCTCAACATATTTGCAGTATCTAATGGACTTATGCCCGTACCTGCCATTATTCCACTTTGTTGTGTTACTGTTAAAATTGCAGATGGTGTTGATGGGTGCGGTGATGTTGCTACATCGGAT